TGGGGTAGAATTTTGTTTGTGCTAAATTGGCTATAAATAAGCCTTTTTGCAACTACAATTCTACCCCCCCCTACTCCGAAGTCAAGCAATTTCAAGGCTTTGAGGGTTCTTGGGAGGAGGCGAATTCCTGTAAAATTGACTGTACTTTTTTGTATGTAAGCAGCTTGTCAATTCCTGCGTTGTAGTATTTGTTGCACGGGGTCCTTGTCATGTTTGCTTCCTTGCATACCTGCTTCCAACTTAGGCAGTCGATGTGTCTGTATTCCAGTATGCTTCGTTCCGTGGAGTCTGTTGGTAAAAAATCCATGATCTTCATCACATTCAGCATGGTCTTTGCCATCTCTGCTTTCTGTGATTCGATTCTGTCCTCGATCTCCATTGCACGGATGACCTGCGTTGCCGGTCCGTCTCCTACGCTGTTGGTCTGGCTGCGTGGCACTGGGGAGTATTGCATCCCCTTTGTGCCGAGCATATTTTCTCTGAAAGTACGAAGTCTGGCTTCCAACTGCTTCTTTTTCATCTTGGCATAATAATATTGTCCGAGGTACTGTTTGAGAAGCAGTTTTTGTTCTTCTACCTCATTTGCCATGCTGTCTGGTGTCATAGTTTTCCTTCTTTCTAATCCCTGGGTTTGTCCTCCGCAAGGAAGTATGCTTTTCCGCCGAGTATCCTTACCTGCTTGAGTACCCGGTCTTTGTTCTCCCAGTCTCGTATCTCTACTCCACGCTCCTGCAGGATGTTTATCTGCATTTCTATGGATGAGAGCATTGCCGACACCGGAAGTTGTCTCATTACCTGCGTTGCGTCCGCCAGACTGGAATTCATCCCGAATGGCTTACGCTTTGGTTTACCTTTTGCCATTGTCTCCACCTCTTTTCCGCCAGACTCCCCTTTTCATGTATTCGCATCTCACGATGTAATACCAGAGGAAAAATCCGATGATTGTGTCCTCGTTGCTCGGTCTGGTTGTTCCGTAGAACCACAGTTCCAATCCCTGCCATAGCATACTGATCAGCAACCACTTGAATGTCGCTTTCATGAGTGCGTACTCACGGATTTCGTTCTCACTCATTTCTTACCACCTGCCATTTCACGGATTATTGTGCGGACAATATGACCGATTACCTTTGGCTCATCCCAGTCGTCCGGTCCGCTTAATATGCACCCGCATATCTTGTGCTCCCCGAACTTCTCCACATTGAATGGGCAGCCATCGCATGAGGTGTGTGTATATTCATGATCCGTTCCCTTGCCTTCGATTATCTCATGCGTGTACTTCCTGCAGATAGTCGCTGCTTCTGTCATAAACTTTGCCCAGTAGAATGCCCACTTTGCATTGATCGCCTTTTTAAATATCTTACTCTGCCTGCTGATTTTCTTTTTCAGTCTCATCCTCTGCCTCCTTTAATTTCTGCCCACACCACGGACAGTGCGGATATAATTCCCTGCCTTTTCTGTATGGATTGATTTTTCTGTATGGATTGATAACGGCTGCGTTTTCGCAGTTTGGGCATACCATCACAATATCTCCGAATGCTGCTTTCTGTATGAGTGGTTTCGGGATGTCTTTCTCGCTGATCGTTCTGTAGCATCTCAGCCTTCTCTTGATGATATTATGATTAAATTCCACACCGCAGCCATTGCCATCCCCGTACCATACTCCGTGCAAGAACGGAATTCCTGCCCATTGCCCGATTTTGTCGCACATCACAATTCCGTATGCTTCCTCATCCGGACACCACACTGGCTGTCCTGCCATTTCCTTCAATTCCTCGATTGTCAATGGTTTTTGCTCCATCATCGCTCCTCCCATTCTTCACAATCCTTGCCGTCATCGTATGCCGTTTCTATTGCAAAGCCTTCTGCACTCTCATTGAAACATTGAAACTCTCCACAGCATTTTTTGTGCCAGTAGCAGGTGCCGCAGCACTTATTCTCATTGTCCATCCTGTATCCCTCCTTCCCAGTTCCACAGTCCTTGCTTTCCCTTTGCCGGAATTGGCTTATTGAATAATATTGCATCTGCCATTACCCATGCGTATCTGCCGATGGTATAATCTCCGAATGCTAACTCTGCCGGATTCTCTCTTTGCAGTTTTCTTCGATAGGCTTCATCGATTTGGAAACAATCCACGAGATTTGCTTTCCCGATGATTGCTCCTGTCGGTAGTTTATTTACTACACCTGCGTCCTGTAAGTGCTTCAATTCTTCCATCGGGATATGTAGCAGGATTCCACTGTGATCTGTTTTGGCTGCGTGGATGAGGACTTCTCCACGATAGCTTGTTTTCCATGACCGTGTTTCGTTATGTTTCTGCCCAGTCGCCAATAGCGTTGCCCATGGTTGCCATACTGTTATTGCTTTCACGATTCTTTCACTTCCTTCTTCTGCATTCTTCTGTAATATGCCTTGATAATCTGTCTATATCTGCGCTTTGGCTTTTTGAGGATTATGATGTTGAGGTGTTCGTCAGACACCGCCATATCATTGACTGGCTTTATTTTTACTCTCATCTTCCGCTCACTCCCTTCTTTAAAGCGCACATGGTGCAGAGTCCTTTTGCTCCCTGCTCCTTGGCTACTTCTGCCAGTGGCAGTTCCCAACACTGTGCACCGCACTCCGGGCACTTGGTCAGCTTCCAGTCCTTGCGTCCTGTCGGCACATTTACCTTTAGCGGCATACAGTAATATCCGCCACGGTCAGTTGCTTTTCTCGGTTCGATTGCTACTCTCATTCTGTTTGCTCCCTTGCTATTTCTGTGTCAGTTCCGGCAGCAGGATTTCTGCTACTTCCTTTTCCGAAGTGACTACCCATGCCCTACCGCCTGCCTTGCGGATCTGCTTTATCGTCTGCTCCTGCATCTTACTCAGTACCCCGATGAATGGCCGCTTGACCTCGAATCCGTAATACCTGCCATTGATGATGCAGGTAATGTCTGGGATTCCCTGTCTGGAGTACGGGCCGGCTGCTTCTTTCCATGCGATGGCATTTGGTGCGTTATCCTTTATCCAGTCGAGGATTTTCTTCTGGAAGTAGCTTTCCTTTGGCATCTTCTCCCGGATGAATTTGTCGGCCGCTTCCCTGGTGCTTATGCCCTTATTATGCTCTATGGTATAGTCTTGCAATTCTTCGTAGGTTCTGAAGGAGGTATAATCCAGTTTTCCTCCACGCATTACATGGCGGATTGCTTCCTCTGCTGTTGGGTCTGGATACCCTTCTGCGTTCTTTGCTGTCATCGTCTGCCTCCTTAAAATCTGGCGGACACTCTCCCTGTGATGTGGAGTTTTCCGTTTTTCTCTACTGCATTGAAGTATCGGTGTCCTTTTGCCACCTCTGCCGCCAGTTCGTCTGTGAGTGTGACAATCCTGCGGTAATTGCCGCCCTTGGTTGTGATGAGTGCTCTTTCTCTATCCCACACTGGCTGATTGTTTTCTCCCATGACGACTTTCTCTACTCCATCTTCCACTGTCAGTTTCGGTACTGCTTCAATCTTGATGATCATGTTTCTCCATCTCCTTTTCGATTTCTTCTTTATGTTCCTCGTAAACCCTGCACTCAGTACAGGGTTTCTCCGGCTCTACGCATTTGTCCGAAAGAATGATACAAAACCACGGCAGGCTTCCTTTGCGCTGCTTCTTGGCTCTGGCTCGCTCTCTCATCTGGGACAGCAGTTCCATCATGCTCATACTGGTGTCGCCTCCTCAAATACTGGGGCGGTTGCCTCCTGCATGGTCGGCTGATCTGCGTATTCCGCTGATCCGTTGTCTGCGTATGCCAGTTTGTTCCCCTCATTGTTTTCCATGAAGTGACTTGCCTGTGTGTCTGCGGAATGCAGTGCCCAGATCATCGGGTATCTGTCGATTGCATTGTTGAATGATAAGGTGTCGGCTTCGGTGTATCCCATGTGCCATCTGATTGCATATCTTTCTACTGCCTGAAGCTTCATATATTCCTCGATCATCATTACAGACTTTTCTCCGTGACCGTATGGAATCTTGTCGTCCACTGCGAATGCTTCGTACTGCTCCCACTTTCCACCTACCTTGCGGTTTCTGATTTCCGTTGTGTAGAAGTAGGTCTTGCAGATGTCATGGAGCAGTGCCATGATGATCACATTTTCCTCTGTCACTCTGGCTGCCGGAACTCCTGCGACCTCGTATGAGTATGTGCCGTCATCGTTCTTTGTGAGGTTCGCCCTCAGTGCATCCAGTACATTGAGTGAGTGCTGCAGCAGTCCGCCTGTCACTGAAAGGTGGAATCTGGTGCTTGCAGGTGCTGCGTACATATCACTCTTTCTGATAAACGCCATCAGCTTGTCCACTCCGTCTCTTGTTACCTTCGCCATCTCTGCTTCAAATCTGTTGATGTTTGCCTGTCTGTTATCCATTGTCTTGCTCCTCCTGTTCTACTGTATCTGGTCCTTCGCCATATTCTTTGGCACATCTTTTACTGTCTGGGTGTAAAAACATACACGCTCCCTCTGTTATTTCACACTCCCATCCGTGGTACTCATCCGTTGGTATCGCTGCTTTGCATCCCATCTGCTTCCTCCTTATTTCTTAATCCCTCAGCCAGAATGTGGCACGCTCCGGCTGTGATGATCATTCTCTGTTCTGATTCCCACTCTGGTTTCTTCTCCCAGATGTTCTGTTCCTGGTCTACAAGGAACTCTTTTGTCAGATCGTTATAAATCTTCGGTGGCGGTCCGTCCTCATCGAAGCACTCCGGTGCTGCGTATAAGCAGCAGTGTTGTTGCCAGTAAGGTATCCACAGATTCCAGACTGCTATTCTGATTTCTTCCACCGCCTGTAGGAATTTCTCCACACTGTATTCCTTGTAGAGCGTCCTGCCCAGTTCCTTGCCTGTTCCGGCTCTCCGTTTTTCCTCAAGCATTTCCTGTATCTGCTTTATGAGAACCTGTCCGGCTTCATCGTTTTTTATGACGATGTCCTGTCTGATTCTCCTGCCGGAAATCTGATCCGCTACTTCCTTGATGCTATCCTTCAGTTCCCGGTACGGTTTCTTGTACTTGGTCTTTAGAAGTTCCTTTGGCACATTCTCGTCATTCTTTTTCAGTGTCTCCAGTAGCGATTTCAGCTTTTCTTCATCCTTTTGGATGCTTTCATCTTCCATTCGCACCACCCTTTCTGCCTCCGAACACCTAATGCTCCATTTTTCTACCGCACACCTACGTGTTCATAGTCAAGTCCAAATTTGTGTGTAAATTCATCTTCCAGCTATATTAGTCCGTCTATGCTGCCTTTATCTTCAGGAGATTTGATTGAATGGA